CTGGATGCGTTAAAATCCAAGGGCGGTTTCAGCGAAGCTGATTTGGAGGCGTTAAAATCTCTTCCAGAAGGTACGCTGAGTAAGATCGCAAGCAGCCAGGATCCATGGGATCTTGGTCGAGCAACAAACGGACTGAGCGCTTCATCGGTAGACCCGATGGTCGCCTTCCTGACATCCTAATTAACCAGGAGAATTAAATGAGCAGACTGCCTCAATTAGAATACCGTGCGGAGTTCCTCCACGGTTGGCCACGTGCCAACGGGCTCCACATGAACTACCAGAGCGACGACGTGACTCTGGCCAACGGCGACCTGGTTGTTCCAGTAGCTGGCGGCAAAGTCAAACGTGTTGACGCTGCTGGCAAAGCTCATGGCGTGGGTATCGTAGTTCGCGGACCGGCCGATGACAAATCTGTACGTGTAGCAGGCGGTATTGCTGCTGGCGACGGCACTAAAGTTGTTGGTGGCGGAAACACCTGTATCGTTCTGTTCGGTGGCTACATCGTTCGCACTAACGCGTTCGACGACACTGCAACTTACGTTGAAGGCGACGCTGTAAACGCATCTGCTGCCGGCGTGTTTGGCAAAGCAGCTGCTGCTGATCCGGTACTGGGTACAGTCCTGGAAGTTGAAACCCTGTCCGATGGCAAGAAAGCCCTCGTGATCCTGGTTCGTTAATAGGAGAACACGATGAACACCGAAACTACCAACGTTCAGTTCCTGAACCAATCTTTCATCGACAAGATCGATCAGGGTCTGGTCAAAGAAGCGGGTGCTGCTATGTCTGCATTCGTTCGTCAGAAGCTGCGTGAAACTGGCTTCACCCGTAAGATCCTGACCCCGCAGATGATTACTGCGTCGGACCTGGACCGCGGCCTGGATGATCAACCACGTGTGATCATCGAAAAAGAGCCTGACTCAGTAGCTGCTTTCATGAGCCTGTCTGGTCAGCCGACTGTTCGTTACTTCAAGGGCAGCCGTTACGAAGTTCCGTTCTATAAGATCCAGTCTGAGCGTTTCGTTAAGTCGAAGTTCGAGCTGGCAACTTACCGTACGGACATCCGTAACATTCTTCAGGAAAACTCCGTGAAGGACCTGCAGAAGCAGGAAGACGTGAACTTCTTCGCTGGTCTGCGTGCAATCCAGAAAGAAACTCGTGGTGCTGAGTTCGTAACTACCACTGGTGATCGTATCACCGACCGCGTTATGAACCTGATCCAGACTCTGGTTAAAGACCACCAGAAACCTGGTAAGATCCTGCTGTCACACAGCCTGTATCTGCAGATGCTGCGTGAGCCAGCTACCCAGCTGGGTGATGCGGTTGCATCTAAGCACTTCGAAACTGGTTCAATGGACGGTTTCTACGGCTTCGAAATCGTAACGACCATCAAGGGTGACATCCTGTCATCTGAAGAAGGTCAGAACCTGGGCGACCTGGTTGCGATCTTCGCTCCTGAAGAATACCTGGGTCAGTTCTACAGCCTGCAGGAACCAACTGTGTTCCTGGAAGCGAAAGCTGACATGATCGAATTCCAGACCTACGAATCAATTGGTATCGGTATCGGTAACACCAAAGGCTTCGTGATCGGTAAAGTCGATCTGGCTTAATCGCCAACCCGGTTCTCAAGGACCTTTCAATAAACCCCCGAAAGGGGGTTTTTTATTAGAGGAAACAGCATGTTACAGCTCAAAATCATTAAGCCGGTGAGCATCATCGGTAAGCAATACGAAGCCGGCGATGAAGTTCCGGTAAACAAGACCCTGATTCACCGTGAAGTTCTGAAGGTGAGTTCTGGCATTCAGAAACTGCTGGACGCTGGTACCATTCAGGAAGTGTCCGAGAATACCTACAAAGTGGTTGGCGACGTTGAAGTTAACTCCCGTGGTATCATCTTCGGTAAGAACGACCAGTTCGTGGCCAACAAGGTGTTCGACTACGAAGACGTTGTTGACTATCCTGCGTGGGTAGCTGCCGGTGTGGCTAAAGGTCTGTTTGCTCTGGATGACGGCATCAAGCACGTTTCTGGTGTGACTGTGGCTCCGACCAGCTTCTCTATCGAAGTCGGTAAAACCCAGCAACTGACCGCTACGGTGGCTCCGGCTGACGCCGACGATCAGACTGGTGCATGGTCGTCTTCTGACGCTACCGTTGCAACCGTTGACGCAAACGGCCTGGTAACTGGCGTTAAAGTTGGTACAGCGAAGATCTCCTTCACTTCAACCGACGGTGCTAAAGTTGCTGTAGCTGACGTTACGATCACTGCTGCCGTTGTTGCAGTAACTGGCGTAACTGTTGGCCCAACCTCTCCGAGCGTTGAAGTAGGTAGTACTATCCAGATGACCGCAACGGTTGCTCCGGCTGGCGCTACTGACAAGTCTGGTACTTGGGCATCTGCCGATACCAGCGTCGCAACGGTTGACCAGAACGGTCTCGTTACCGGTGTGGCTGCAGGTACTTCTGCAATCAGCTTCACTTCCACCAATGGTGCGAAGAAAGGTACTCGTACCGTCACCGTTACCGCAGCTGCGTAACAATAAGGGCCTCCGGGCCCTTTTCTTTTAAACTAACCTCAGGACTTACTTCGCGAGGTTACCTATGTCACAACTATTCAAAGTCTCATTCCTAGAACCAATTAAGCTGGGCGACGACGTGTATTCCCCGGGGTATGGCTTTACCGCACCGGCGGAACAATTCTTCGGCCCTTATTACACTCGAGAACTGGCCCCTTTGAACCTCTTTAAAGAAGAGCTCTTCGAGGAAATCTCTCGGGGTTACTACAAAATTACCCGTGATCTGATCCTTAACGTCGGTAGCGTTACGCTGCGTAAAGGAGACCGCTTCTACGGGCTTCCTCAAGAAAGCGGTACCCTAGGCCTGGTTACCTTCTCTGAGGACGCTGTGGGCGATTACGTGATGCATATCGCGTCGGTTAGCATGACGTCCGATACCGCGTTGATCGAGCCTGGCCAGATCACCGTCGTCGGATTGACCTTCATGGATGGAACCAAGCCGGTGAAAGTCACTGGGGCAGACTTAACGCCGGTCGATGAGGCCGCCGGGAAGTATTCGCTGCAAGTGACGGCACCTTTGAAGCCCGGCGTGCTCAGCTTGACGGTTGTTTTCAAAGCCGGCGACACGAACTACGCCTACCCGCTGCTTTTGAACGTGAAATCTCCGGCAGTGACCTTCGTACAATCCACGAAGAGCATGCTCGGAGGTCAGACTCTCGGTATCGCCTTTACGGTTGACGTCGCAGGGACTAAACCTGACCTGAAACTCGTATCGGCAACGGCAGATGGCGGTGGTATCGTTAAGGATCTGGTCGAGATCGACAAGTCGAAAGGTGAGTGGCAACTTTTTGTTACCGCGGCGGCGGTGGCAGCAACGATGAACGTGAAGGCGACGTTCGATCTGGGAGGTTGGACTTATCCGGTTGTCTTCCCGATTTCGGTGACCACTAAGGAAACCGCTACAGAACTGCAAGGTAGCGTGCTGGACATCAACCTGACACAACTCGTGCGGATGAAGATCGTGCTGGAAGGCAAGCCGGTGACCAACCTGACGACCAAATCTCTGGTGGCCAGTGGGTCTCGTTCGTACAACACCTACACCAAGAAGCTCGTCAAGGTCGACGATCAGGGTACCTGGCAGTGGTCGGTCTACACGAACTCCACCGAAGGTCCGATGTACTTCGATATCACCATTACTGTCGACGGTGTGGATTACGTTTTGCCTCAGCAAACAATCATTGTTCGCAAGGGTGGTTAAGACAGCTCCCTCTGGATATCCAGAGGGATTCTGTTAAACTATCAGAGAACTTTTCAACCCGAGGTCATCATGCAGATTACTAAATTAAGCTTTCTTACCACCCAATCCCTCGGAGATAGCGTCTTTGCGGTCGAGGAAGTCATCGACATTCCTATTGACCAAGTCTTTGGTACTCATCGTACACGTGAAAAAGCCTTGATCAACCTGATCGGCTCTGACGGTGTGCAAAAGGTATCTCGAGACACCTGGAAAATCGTTAAGGACATCACACTGGAAGCAGCAAACGCAGTCATGCGTAAAGGCGACTTCTTCCGTGTGCAACTCGACGAAGAAGGGGACGATTCTCCGATTCACTTTGACCTGGACGCGACTGGCGTATTCGTACTCAGCCGTGACGTTTTTGCGTCTCTGCAAACCTACGAAGTGCTGGAACCTGGCAAGGAGCAACGCATCCGTATGGCCTTTACCTTCGGTGGTAAGCCTGTGGTCGATGCCCAACTGACCAGTGCCTTTAGTTCACTCAGTCTGGTTCCAGTGGATGCCACTAACGGCATTTACGAACTGACTTTCTATACCGCCATGGCGCCGAGCGACGATGTCCTGAACATCGAAGTTACCGGTGTATC